GTCAAATGGAGCCTTGTTGGTTTATTCGAAGTCTAGAATAATTAAATAGTTTTAAGCATGATCTTTCTCACTTTCATCATTGTTGCAAAGTGTAATATAAATTGATATGATGGTAAATTCAAATTTTAAAAATATTTCTAGAAAGAAGCTAAATAAAATTTTACAAAGTGGTACTACTAAGTTCCAACTAAATAAATCGCTTACGGCTAATATCCAAAACAATATCAAGTTGACTCCATATGTAATACAATATGATCAACTTCGGTTTGATATTGGTCGTGCTTACAGGAAGGCAATACTTCTATCTCATCAATATGGAGTAGAGTATAAACTTAGATTACTTGATCCAAGTTATAATACACCAGTTCAGAAACTAACTGAGGCAGGTCTGGAACCTAGTTTAGTTCGATCTATGTACGAACGTGACGATCGTTTAGACACAAAGGTTGACCTTGAAAATCACCAATACCTCGTGAAAAACTGTTCGAATTTATATAAAAAGTTACTGGTAGCGCCTGTCGAATTGGTCAACAGTGTTTCCGATTCTAAACTCAGATCGGTTATAGACGATGCACTGGAACAGATTTCTAACACTTCAGAAATGAATACTAATATATATTCCCTTGATGAATCAATGATAATTGAGGCTGCTTGTGATCAATTCTGCGAATATTTTGGTCCTGTAGGAAAGATTGTGACTCCTGTGTTTCCCGACGTTAACGATATGTTATCAGCAATAAACCCGGCGTCTAATATGGGTGCTGCATACGAAATCAAAAACTTATGTCGTAAATCAACACGTAAGGAGCAACTTGTCCGCACGATTACGTCCGTGTTTTATCATTGTGATACTAATTTTATGTACCAATTGAGCAAGTTACCAATTATTGTTTTCACACGATTACAGTTTAAGTTGGTTGCAATCAAAACCAGACTCGTGTTTGCTGTCCCTGGTCAAATAACAATAATTCAGTCATTCGTTTTAAAAATGATTGTTAGTTGTATGACAAAAACTTCAAATAGTATGTACTGTTCCGGTCTTACACAGATAGAAATATCTGAACGTTTGTCTAATCTTCGTAACTCCTTAACTGGTTCGTTCGATGCTAAAGGTTTTGACTTGTCACAGCACCGTTTTAGTATGATCTTCATGTATTGCATACTTGATGAAACTATATTCAAGAATAATACCATCATGAATAATATTATTAAGTTTCTAATGTGATATGAAGTAAATGGTGATTTCTTTCATAAATATATAGGATTGGTAGCTCGATCTGGCAGTTTAATGTCCGGGTCTGGGATGACTAATTTTATTGGTACATGATGTACCCTCTGAAACACATTCTTATTCAATAAATTTAACCCTTTAAATGCTTTCCAGTGGTGCGGAGTTAGCGGAGATGATTTAGTAGGCTGTTTCAAAGAAACGAAATTAGCATCAATCTCTTTATTTATTAATTTTTCCTATATGTTTTCAAATCTGACTTATGTTGAGACCAAAACACTAGTTTCCTCTTGTGGGTATAAATCTTGTGAGTTTTTAGGATCCATGTGAGCACATGGTAAACCCTATCGTAAGGTACAACATTTGCTCAACTCGCTGACCGTTGACCTAAATTCAGCAAATTCTATATACAACCGTATTAAGGGTCCACGTGATCGTATAATTACTCAGTTGTTTGAACGCGGCCGGTACCACTCACAGCTATCCAGTGTGTACCACAACATCGGTCTTAGGCGACGTGATTATGCCAATAAGGTTATTAGGGTCTACAATTGAGATAAATCGAATTTTACCAAGATTGTAGAAAGTGTTAAGATACCAGCAGATGTAAACAACGCTTGGAAATCAACATAAAACAGGGTTTCTA